CGCAGAGCCAGTTAATGCTGAAGATAGTGAGGAAGCATGATGGAAGAAGATCTAATTGTTGAACTGTGGGATGTATTCCGCGAATATATCTCTGATAAAAACAAAGAAGTTGCCGCTAATCAATACGTTGACTTTTTGTTAGGTAAAGATGTAGAGCTATCTACACTCGAAGGACTTATGGGCTATGATACTCATTTAGACAATGCCATTGAGCTTGTTATTAATGAAGAAAAAGAAGAAGCCGATCCCGACGAGGAAGATAATTGGGATTTTGACGAAGCTGACGAGGACTAATTATGTCCTGGTACGCTAAAGTCTCCCAAGACATAGCGCATCTCCCAAGTTGTTTAGATCACTATTACAACGAAATTGAACTAGCTAGAAAAGAGGTCAAGATCCACGGAAACGTGGAGAAGGCCTCTGCTTCTTTGCCAGGAATTGTTGAACAACGATTTAACCAACTTCAAGAGATTGAAGCTATTCTCGAATATCTCAACATCGAACTGAGACGTATTCGTTCAAAGGCCTTTAAAAAATATTTGGAGAACTATCAACGTGCTCTGAGTAGTAGAGACTGTGAAAAATATGTCGAAGGCGAAGCAGACGTCGTTGATATGGAAAAAATCATCAACGAATTTGCCATGCTACGCAATCAGTGGCTTGGTATTATTAAAGGCCTTGACATCAAGCAATGGCAATTAAGCAATATTATTAAACTTCGAGCCGCAGGTCTTGAAGATATAACTCTTTGATTTTTATTTGTTTTGTGTTATAATAAATCATGAATGTAGAAGACTTAATCACCGTTTTAGCACTAGGTTATAAGTTCTCATTGAACAAATGGGACTCTCAACTGGTCTATAGCTTTGCCGACCAAATTGGTCAAGGTCGTGGCTTCACGGAAAAACAGGCTACACTGGCTTTAAAAATATTAAAAAGACACTCTACAGACATTTCCAATCATTTAAAAACAAATGTTACTCAGTTTTTGGAAAATCCCACTTACAGGTATGAGTTTAGACAACTGAACAATACCAAAAAAATAGATATTGTCAGTGATAGCCAGTGGGGTCGTGTGGCCAAGGTACAATTTCCTTACAACGAAGAGTATGTTACACAGATTAGAAAAAGTAGAGATGAGTTAAATCATGCTGTTTGGGACAAAGACGAAAAATCATGGATTTTTTCGGTCACAGAGGCAAATATACAATTTTTAATGAATCTTGCTGACAAAGAAAATTTCCAAGTTGACGAAGAATTTAAAAAATATGTCAGCCAGACCACAGAAATTTTACAAAACATAGATTTACATGTACCTATGTTAATGGTAAAAGACAACAGACTAAAATTTGTCAATATTTCCAAAAATATTCCAGATTTAACAACCACAGACATTTTAGAAGCTGTGTTCATTTCACGTCGATATGGTATTTCTATCTGGGATGAGACAATTTCTAATTTTCTCGACAGTGACATGGTTACTCCGTTGGTACGTGAATTCTTAAAAACTGATCCCAGTGAAAATTTCCATGTAGACATTAAAAATACGCCAATTTCAGACCTGGAAATTTTTGTAAAATATCTTGGACCCACTGTGGTGGTTATTCCAGGCGGCAGTGAAATGGAAAAATTACAGCTTGCCTATGATTTTTTAAAGAGCATTGATATTGATAACTCAGAGATGTCTGTGATGTTTAGATTACCTTCAGAAAGTCATAAAAAATTCAATGATTTTGTCAAAGAAAATAAGTTAAATTCTCCTATCACTGAAAAAACTAAAGTTGTCTTTATCAGCAGTAAGCTACCTAAGCCTTTTGTTAAATCAAAAGTAAAATTTAATTGTGTCATCAATTTAGGTTTTGGCGGAGTACATTACTCCATTAAAAATTTCGTGGAAAATCATGAAAATTTGATTTTTTACACTGAGAAAAAATCACAAAAGGAATTTGAATTTGTCCTCGTGTAAAATTATCATCAAAGACGAAGTTAATATCAAGATTGAAAATTTAGATCTTGATAGTCGTAAGGCACTGGTCAAAAAATTCAAGTATGAAGACCCTACTGCACGCTATCGACCAGCCTATAAATTAGGTCGGTGGGACGGCACCATCAGTTTTTTCGGTCTTGGCGGAACAACCTATTTGTCAATGTTGCCACAGGTGTTAGAGTATCTTGAATCAAAGAATTTCTACATCGAACTCGAAGATCTGCGTAGACCAGTGGCCTTAAATTTCTCTGAAATTTCTGAGGATTTTTGGGGTGATCAAACCTGGCCAGTAGGACATAGATTTGCCGGCGAAAAAATTAGACTACGTGATGACCAAGTTGAAGTTATCAACAAATTTCTACTCAATCCTCAATGTATTCAAGAAATTGCCACTGGTTTTGGTAAGACAATTACCACCGCAACTTTGGCGAAAATTTGTGAAAAATATGGAAGAACAGTTACTATTGTCCCGAACAAAAGTCTTGTCGAACAGACAGAAGAAGATTTTGTTAACTGCGGCCTTGACGTCGGAGTTTACTACGGCGACAGAAAAAATCTTGATAAAACACATACTATCTGTACTTGGCAAAGTTTGAATATTTTGGACAAAGGTTCCAAAGAATTTGACGGCGAAGAACAGCTGGCCAGACTGACGGCATTGTTAGATGGCGTTAGTTGTGTCATGGTAGACGAGGTACATATGGCCAAGGCCGATGTATTAAAAACATTGTTGACACGCAATCTTGCCAATGCTCCTATTCGTTGGGGATTGACAGGAACTGTGCCAAAAGCAGACCACGAATTTCAAAGTATTCGTGCCAGTTTAGGCGAAGTTGTTCATCGTGTTAAAGCACATGAACTACAAGAAGCAGGTGTATTAAGTGGATGTCACGTTAACATTATTCAAACTGCTGAGTGGAAAGAGTTTGGTGGATATGCTGAAGAATTAAAATATCTCGTTACTAACAGTGATAGGATGACTTATCTTTCTTCATTAATCAATGGTATCTCAGAATCGGGGAACACACTGGTGTTAGTAGACAGAATTGAAAGCGGCGAATTCTTAACAGAGAAATTAACAGACTGCGTATTCATTTCTGGTAAGGTAAAAACTAAAGATAGAAAGAGTGAATACGATGAAGTTAAAACAGCTGACAACAAGATTATTGTGGCGACTTACGGTGTGGCCGCTGTGGGTATTAATGTGCCCCGTATTTTTAATCTGGTTCTTTTGGAGCCCGGAAAGAGCTTTGTTCGCGTTATACAATCAATTGGACGCGGCATTCGCAAAGCGGATGATAAAGACTTCGTACAGATCTGGGATCTTACCGCAAGCACGAAATACGCAAAGAGACATTTAACAGAACGCAAGAAGTTCTACAAAGAAGCAAAGTATCCATTTACAATTGAAAAGGTCAAATACCAATAATGCAAATATTAACACTTGAAGACAAGATGTTTAGTCTCAATGAACTGCCAGATGAGATCGATGAAGATTTACGCTTTGCCGTTTTAGACAATAGTGATAACAGTAACCCTGATCATTTCTTTGTCCCGCTAATCTTTTTAGAAAGTTTTACTGGGCCTGCTGTGGTACTAAAGATTGGTAATCATGAACTCACCATGCCACTTGATTGGTGTACAATTGTTGGAGATCCAGAAGGCCCTGACATGGAAGTGTTGCCGCTTACAAGTTTAAACGATCGTGGATTTAAGACATTTACATTCAATCCATTGAGCAGTTTCAGGCCAGAATTCTTAGACATTGACATTGTTGATGTCTACCAAGATGTTAAATGGTACTTTCCAAAGATGCGTCCAGGACAGTTATTGTGTACTCCGTTAGAGCCTGGACCAAAACCACGTTGTGCTTATTTTGTCAAAGAAGTCAGCCGTCAAAGCGAATTAATCGACTATACTAAATGTTGGTAATATGGGAACATTGAAGCCAGGTGCTACCTATATCTATGAACGTGTAGACGATGTAGTCTATGCCAGAGAAAGCGGATCTACTGTTCGAAAAGAAATTGGTCGTGACTACAATTTACATGCTCGCATAACAGAAGATAAACTCTGGGGCGACATAAGACGTGCAGCCGAAACAAATCTCGCTTTACAAGAGGCCTTGGAACGTGTTAAAGTAACGTACTACCTAACAGAAGATTACGAAAAAAGATATGGCAACAGCAAAACTTGATATTAAACGTGAGCTAAATGCTGTAGATCAAAAGAACTATGATTTCTACACTAACTTAACTGATGAAGAAAAGAAAGCGTTTAGTCCTTACATCTTAATGCGTTATACTGCCAG